GGCAGACCATATCTAAACCTAACAAAGTCACCATCAGTCCACTGACCTTCTGCTCCTACTTCTGTAACTTGTTTGTTGAATCCTGGTTGTATAAGTACATTTGTTAATGGCATAAAGTATTATACCTTAATACTTGTTGAATTTAAAGATTACCTTTAGTTTTGATATCCTGACCCATTTCGCTTAATAGTTGGGCATTTTCTTTGCTAAAATTTTTATTACATTCTATAGCCAAAGAAACAAACAAATTAGTACAATGTTTCAATGCTTCAGCTGATAACAAAATTTTCTTGTTATCATTAATCATCTTAATTTCATCATCATTAAATATTATTTCGCCAGATCCATTTTTATCTTTTAATTGATTAATAATCATAAATCTCCTTATTCACAACTTTTCATAGCATCATCGGGCATACCCCAAAAAGGTCTTGTGTCCAAATAACGATCTGCGTTTTTACCATTTTTGTCTACGTAATGCAAGAAAGCTTGCATAGAAAAATCGCCTTGAAACTCTTCTCGATGATGTGGTAATTGTCTTCCAAGATATATTACTGCTTCACCTTTATCTAAATATATTGGTTTTCCATCCATATAAATTGGCCATGGTGTGCCGTCATTATTAATGTTGAGTGTTACACTGATCTCACAAGATCGCCTATCTACATGATTTGCAAGAGATGAAAATTTTGTATAACATCTCCAAAAAGCATAAGTTGGTAATAACTCAATTCCAGTTTCTTTTTCCATTAGTGGTAATTGTTTTAACATTAAAGACTCGATGATTGCATCACCATAAAATTTAGAATCTGGTATTCCCATTTCTTTTGTCTCGTCAAAATCTGTAGTATTATTTCTATGTCTTATTTCACAATAATTACTTAACAATTTTATTTCATCTTCATTAAGAAAATTTTTTATTATTTTATATGTAAAATCTTTTCCTATACTGCCCATGCTACTACCGAATACCTTTCTCCTTTAGTTACAGGTGAAACACAATGAGGATATAAATTATTACTAGGCCATATAATCATTCTATTTTCTTTTTTTTCTATCGTTGTAATTTTTTCTGACTTAGGATATTTAAAACATAAGTCTCCGCCCTCGTAATCATCATTGATCATAAATATACAACTATGGTGTCTTGGTATTTTTGGATTATGATCTGTATGAAATTTATAGTGTCCTCCTGTGCCATACTTTAAAACTTGTATATCATTAAGTAAAAATTCATTAGGAAGATCATGAAAATAATTATAATTACTTATACCCGTTTTAAAATGTTTAATTAAATAGTTACACCACAATACATCAGTGTAAGAATTTGTGTTAATATTATGCAAAGCCCATGTGCCTACTTTTCTTATGCTTTCATCAATAAGAGGTTTATCATTACCTATTATTGTTGCCCCTACAAATTTATCTGAACTTTTACATATTTTTTTAAATGATTCTAAAGTTTTTTTTGGCATTACATCATTAAAAACTGTAATATATTTATGTAAATCAAAATTTACTTCCATGATTTTTTTTTCCAAAATAATTTTTTGTAATTATGCACCAGATATTTAACCATAAAAAATCTATTTTCCAGATATTTCTTGTCTTCCATATATTCAATTTTCATTTTCCAACTGTCTCTTTTAAAAGGTATACATTGAACATAAGGAGTTCCTCTCTCAATAATAGTATCCAGTATTTCGTATTTATCTCCATTTATCACAATTGGAAAATTTACTTCATTTTCAAAACTATCGGTATCTACTATTCCAGGAATTATAGAAAAACGATCATCTGAATTATTTAAAGGTGGTACAAATAAAGTTGAATATCCTGGTGGTGTTTTAATTATCCATGGATTTAAAATTTTATGAAAAGGTAAATTTTTATTTTTTTCAACATAAGGGCTGCCTTTTACTTGATCAATAGAATGATATTCATGTTTGCCTTGGTAGTTCATATTAATTTTTTCAGCAAGTGAGTTCATCATTTGTTGAGCTGAATCAAAACCACTTCTTTTTTTTCCTTCAAATTCCACATTATGTCTTATCTTATAATCAGTTGCTATTTTTAAAAGGTAACCACAAGTTAGAGTATCTAAAAAAGGCATACATCCTTTTACAGTTTGTTCCTCATAACTATGTGTTAATTTCTTATACCAATCTGGAATATTAGTCTTTGTTAAGACAGGTAAAATATCTTGGTTGTTTTTAATAAATTGTTTATTAGCAGAAAAAGTAATAATGTTGTCAAACATTACAAATCTTTAACACATTTATGGAAGCTGCAAAAGATTTAAATAAGTAATTCCATTATCCTGACAATATTTTTCCCAATTAGTTATAGGATATGATACTGTTGAGGTATCAAATGTGTCCAAATAATTTCTATAATTCACAACTTGTGTATACAAAGTTTTAGCTTGAGTATTGGCATTTGCATTATCTATAAATCTTGTCAAAGTATTTCTAAGATCTTTTAAATAAGAAAATAAATCCTCTGCATTTGCAATTTCTCCAGGGTCTTCATTTTCAGTAAATGTAATTGTATCTCCATTAATATCAAACAGATCTACACCTTCTTTTAATTTAATAAAATCAGAATCACTAATGTCTATTACTGAATGAGGTGCATTCATAGCAGTTAACTCATTTTTTTCAGTTTCGTTTGCAGCGATTCTTAGTAAAGCATTATTTAATGTAATTGCGTAAGCCATTATGCGTTCCCATCATCAAAGTAAGCTATTCCACCACCACCACCTGGATCTCCAGGAGTTGGAGTTGGGCCACCATTATTAGCACCCGAGAAGTTAGTACCTGGACCTACGCCAGCTGCTCCTCCAAAAAATGTGTTTGCTGGTAAAAGAACTCCACCTGGGGCTGTTCCCGGTGCTCCAGCGTTTCCTCTGTTAGGTTGAAAAGCAGGGCCACCTCTTACTCCTCCTGCACCACCATTTGCAGTAAATGTTGAAAATGTTGATGCAGCACCTGCGTTTCCGTCAGATCCTCCAAAGCTTGGACTTCCTTTGGTTCCTCCAGCTCCTAGTGAGTAAGCAAGAGCCGCCCCACCTGTAACTGGTCCAGAAAAAAATCCTACTCCGCCAGTTCCACCAGATCCTCCGTGTCTTCCAGAAGGTTGTGTTGAAAATCCTCCAGCACCTCCTCCAGCACCTTGAAGATATGCATAAAAATTATTTGCAGCTGGGTTTGCTGTAATGTTACCACTGTTAGGTCCTACTTCTGCAAAATGTAAAACATAGGCACCATCTCCACCTGCTCCACTCGCAGCAGCTGTCAATCGTCCTTGAGCATCTACAGTAATGTTTGCAGTTGTGTATGATCCTGCAGAAACAGAAGTGTCTGCAAGTTTATCAGCAGTCACAGCATCGTTTGCAATTTTATCGGTTGTTACGTTTGCATTTAAAATACCTGCAGTTACTACTGCATTGTTTGAAATCTGTGCAGCTCTAATTGCATCGTCTGCTATTTTTGCATTTGTGATAGCATCGTCTGCTACTTGTGCAGTACCAATAGTACCACCCAATGTGTCTAAAGAAATTTCTGTTAAGTTTGTTCCATCAGAATATGCAGCATAAATTTTTTGTGCGTCTGGAGTAAACCCAGTTCCTGATGCAGTTTTAATTGTAAGATTTGTTGGATTGGTTACACCAGTAACATCAAATATATAAAATTTTTCTATTGAATCTGGGATTGTACATACAGTTGATGCAGCTGCAGTTATAGTTGCAAATTTGATAACCATATTTCTAGCATTAGAAATTTGCTTATCAGTCATTACTAAAGCAAGAGTACCACCACTTGAAAGTGTTACTTGTTCAAATCCTGCAATTGCTTGTTGAATTAAGTTTAAGTTGTTATTTGTGTTATCTCCCCAAGTACCAGCGTTTTCGCCAGTCACCATAAGTTCGAGTTTTAAATCTGTTGAAAATGATGATGCCATAAATTTTTTATCTCCTTAAATAATATTAATATTACAATATCTAAGCTGCTAAATCAACCTCTGTCCAATTATTAGTTACACCTAGATCAACTTCTTGCCAGCTTGTTATATTAACCGAGCCTAAACTTGCTGTCAATTGCATGCCAGTTACACTAATATTTGCAATACCTGTGACGGTCACTGATCCTATTGAGCTAGATAATTGTTGACCTGATACCCCCACTATTTGACTTGGTATTTCTGTAGGGGTGCCAATACTTGAAGCTAATTGTTGGCCAGTTGCTGATTCATTAGTGGTTTGAACTAAAGTAAAAGTTCCAAGCGTAAATGCAGCCTGTATACCAGATACATCAACTGGTGTTTTTAATCCAGCTATAGTGTTCCCAATTGACCCAGTCAGAGCTATGCCTGTTACGTCAACGTTTGCATGTCCAGTTTGTGTTGAAGATCCTTGACCAAGAGTCATACCATGCTCGTTTGCTAGGATAGTCAAATCCTGATCTATTTGTATAGAGAAAGATGGATCTGCATATGTTGCAGTAATTTGTTGACCTGATACTGCAATTGTTACATCAGTAAAAGCATTTGCAGCTGGAAAATTAATAGTCGAAGTTAATTGTTGTCCTGTGGCAGCCACTGAAAAAGCTTGACCCCAAGCTAAATTACCCCAAGTTCTTCGGCCCCAACCAATACCAGTTAATTGTGATTCATCGACTGTTGCAGCTCCAATACTTGAAGTTGCAGAAATTCCTGTAACAGGAACTCCTATTTCAATTACATTGCTACCTATTGATGATGTTAATTGAAAACCTGTTGCGCTAAATGTAAATGATATTCCTGCTACTTCCTCACCAAGAGAAGAAGTTAATTGAATACCAGTAACATCTACATTTGCATCACCAGTAATAGATGATAAACCTATTGAAAATTGTGCTTGTGATCCAACAGCTAATGGTTGTGATCCAGAAAGATCTCCCCATTCGTTTTCACTCCAAGTATCTCCACCCCATCCAACTTGGATAACACCAGTGGCTACTACATTGCCAATACTATAGGATGCACTTATTCCAGTTGCAGTAATTGTGGCATCACCTTGTGCTGCCCAACTACCTTGGTTCCAAGTAAGTGCACCCCATGTATTTGACATTCATTATATTCCTTATGCTAATCTTAAAATAGCGGCAGCAGTTGTGAATGCAGGAAACTGAATTGTAAAAGTTCCAGATGTTGCAGTCTTGTCTCCACCAAAATCTAAAACAGCAACAGCATCAGTAGTGTTAGAACCACCATCTGTAGTTGTGTTATAAATTAAAGCTCCTCTTGCAGTCAAAGTAACTCCGACAAAAGATAGATCAGCAAAATCAGTAATCGCTACTGAAGATGAAACTTTTACACCTTGATTAACCAAAGCTTTTCCACCAGCCACGTATCCAGATGAGGTAACTTCAGTGTTTGATCCACCACCAGGGTTTGTAGCATAATTTTCAGTTGATTTTCCTAATGTAGCTGAGTTTGTGTACATCGCTAATTTATATGTATCAGATGATGTATCAAAGTCATGCTTGCCTTGTAGTAATTCTTTTTTGAAAGAATCACATATTGCATTTGTTGTTATAGCCATAATTGTTCTCCTTAATAAGTTGTGTTTGGAGTTGGACTAGGAATTTTTACTCTTGGAACTCCATCGTCATACTCCGCACGTCTTCTTCTGCCCATTTGTTGTAGGGCAAAATTTTGTATTTCCTCATTGTACTTCTTTTCGTACAAATTGTACATATCCATGGGGCCTTTTAAAAATCTAAAAGCTTCAGCAAGAACTCCATGTAACAGCATAGATTCTTGATAAGTTGATATAAACGTATTGTTTGATGATGTAAAATTTGGTGGATCTTTGATATAATTTATTTGAACAATATCAGCTGCAGCAGGTGTAGGAGCTACAATTATGTTAAAATCATCGTAGTTAGCATAATACTTTGGTACTCCTTGTGCACCTGTACCATTAAACTCAGATATAAAACTTGAATCTCTTTTTTCTAAAAATTCTCTGTTACCACTAGAATCAATTCGTTCTACAGATCTTAATATCAAGACATCAGAAGGCATTGATACGGCTCTGTTAGCAGCTGTAAAATTTGAAGTAGCATATTTTCTTAAATCATCATAATCAACTCGACCTGCAATATCTAATTCAACATTTCTAATAAAATCTTGTATTATTGAATCACTCAATACAGTGTTGCTTACTTCTGTGTAATTTCTTACTTGTGTTAAAAAATTTGCATGAGTTATAGCCATTATGTTATACTAACCTCCGCATTACCAATTGTTGCGTTTAACTCTCTTCTTCTGTTTTGTAAAGATGGATCAGCAGGCACCATTGCAGATGTACCTTGCGTTAAAAATCCAAAGTCACCAGGTAATGTTAAATTTGCTACGCCAACCATAGTCCCTCCTGAATCTGCTAATACAATATCATTTGCTGCTACCGTTGTTGGTTGTTGAAATCTTTGTGGTCTTGTGTTTTGTAAAGCAATAGCATCTCCTACAATTGTCTTTCTTCTTATCTGTGGATGTTTTGGTTCAAATTCAGATATATGCACTAGAGCTCCTGTCCATTCTTTTACCATTTCTTGATAAGGAAAAGCTTGTCCAGATCTGTCTGAAATAGCTAATGATCTTTTACCTGTCGCAAATTTTGCCATATTATAATCCTTGTGGGTAGAATGATTGAGGAGTTATATAAGTTGATGTTCTTTGACCATCTTCATCCAATGCTCTTTTTAATTCATCTTCATAAACAAGTTTTGTTTGTTGTACTAGTTGTGGTGCTTTTTTCATTGATAAATAATATGCAAGCCCTGCGCACATACAGGGTAAAAATCTATAAGCAACATCTGCATCATTAGTATAAGCTCCAGCATCTTCTATTCTTTTTATTACATAATATTTCAAAGCTGTATACGTGTTTAAATCTGGTGCTTGGTATAAATAAATTTTTGGTGTTGTCAGTCTTTCTACATAATATTGTGATGGCTGACCAACTGCTAGCTTATTAGGTAAAGCTGAATAGGCTGATCTATCTATTTTAGTAAGAGCAACGTCTTGAGTGTTTGCATTGTCAGCAGCAGTTAAAGTTGAAGATACAAAAGCTTCAAGTACATCACTGACATTTGAAGCTACACTATATTCTGCTTGTCCACTTACTAATGCTACTTCATTTAAATCTACTTTCCATAAATGGATGCCTCTATTACCCCATTCAGCAAACAATAAATTTAGACTTCTCCTTGCCGATTTTAAATCATATCCCGCATTAGTTGAAAGTCCACATCTTTCATAACCTTCGTCAATTATCTCATCTATATTTAAATTAAATGCTACTGTTCCTGAAGTTGCCATTTATGTCCTTTTTACGGTTATACAATTTCTTGGATTGTATCACTTTTTGACTAAACTTTGAAGACCTTAGGTTTTTTGCTATTACGTTTGTTTTTGGCTTGTACTTTTTTCCTTTTTTCACCCCTTGCTCCTCTAAGTTTACCATCGATTTGTGCTGATATTTGTCCTCGTCCTATTGCCATTTTCTTCCTTTGTTAAATTATTATAAACTATTTAATCTAGAGAATACACTCTCTTTTACTTTTGTGAAATTTAAATTGAATGAAATTATAGTTTTTTTAAGATCATTAGTTATTTTTGGAGATCTATGTATAATAAAACTGGGAAATATGACCACATCCCCTTCAATTGCATTAATAGTTATTTTTTTATTTGTATCTAATTGATCCACAAGTTCAGTCTTTGGTGAATTTTTAGGAAGCTCTAAATAATAAACTCCTGTATAATTCTCTCCATGAATATGCCATGTATGAGTATCGTTTTTGATATACTGTTGGTACCAAATTCCATGAATATTACATTTTTCATAATTTAAAGTTTCTGCGCATTCATTAAAATGTTTGTCTAATTTTGGTTTAATAAATTTAACCCATTCTCTATTATAGTTTAAATTTTCTGACCAATCTAATCTATTTATATTGTCGCCATAAGAATCGTTTGTCATATGATAACTCCAAGATTTATCTATTAAAGATAATAGTTCTTCTTTTATTTCTTTGTGGCAGTCAAGTTTTTTAAGAATAGCTGCACAATTTAAATTTATTACCATCTTGATTCTGGGTTATTAGGATGAATAGTTATGTTACCTGATATAGTCACACTGTTATTTGTTCTCTTTACCATGTGTTCTAAAAAACTAGGAAAAATAACTATTTGATCTTTCCTGCATTTAGGTAAAAACTCTACTTGAAAAAAATTAGTTTTGTTAAAAAAATAAGGAGCAGGATAATAAGATTCTATTAAATTAATTGCAGGATTAAAAAATATTGTTTTACCTTCAATTACTTCCTTATAAATAATAAATGAAAAATGAGCTTGAGGGTGACAATGTTTTTCTTGAAAATCATTATTATCATATCGATTTTCCCAAATATTTAATAGTTGAATTTTTAAACGTTCCTTGAAATGAGCTGAAAGTGAATTACCTATAATTGCAAAAAGATAATCAAAAGAGTCCTTATCTATTGTATTTTCAAAATTAAAAGAAGATTTTGTTTGTGAGTTCCAAGTTTTTTCAAAATTTTTATTTGTTAAATTAATTTTTGAAGAATCAATATTATCGATGAATATCGGAACAGAAAATAGATCTAGTTTCATACAAGATCTTTAGCTTTACCTATTATTGGCGCATATTTAGTTTTACCCTCTGATTTATACGCATGTAAATAAGAAGCTCTTGGAGTCCCTTCAACCCAGCTTGCGTGAATCCATCCGCTATTGGGTTCGCCTGGAGTGTAGAACTCGAGGATCAATTGATCTGGCTGAAGGTTAAATTTTATCCAATCAAAAAGTTCAGCATTGTCTACGCCTACAACTTCAAAGTCAGCGGCTTCTGCACGCGCGTGCTGTGATCTAGCAGAACTACCAATAGCTTCGCATAATTCTACGCTACGATATCCGCTAGTAATCTTAACTCTGCCGAAGTGGTCACGTACTGGCTGAAGAATATTTTCACACAAAGCTTTTAATTTTTCTATTTGTTCTGCGTTAGGATTATTATTGATACCCCTACGTATCGCAGTGTCTGATTTAATTAACTCTGAGAGAGTAAAGTTACGTGTTAAATTCATGAAAAAACTATATTTAAATTATACCTTAAACCTTTAGTTGGTCCACAACCAAAGTGTATTTTGTTACTGTTAAAAACCAAAGCTTCAGATTCATTACTTTCATATTTTTCATCCTCTATTTTAGTATAACCATTATTTGTATTTAAGTTATATAGTATAGTGTAAAATTTATTATTGTCATAGTCAATATGAGGCTTGCCATTAGATAATGGGTGATAAAAATTATAGTTTACTCTGTGTAATTTATTAAAAGTAATTAATAATTCGTCACTAATTTTATTAGCTATTATAAAAGCAAACATGTTTAAAGTTTGTTGGTTTATAGTTACATCAGCTTTCTCATTAAAAGTTTGAAGTGCTAATCCTTCATCTTTTTGCAAAGAGTTATCTTGATTTTTTTCGTCAAAGCCAAAATACCAACCCGGTGTGTTTTTTAAAATCTTAATAATTTCTTGATTTATTTTTGACGGAAAAATATTAGTTACTTTTTTTATCATTAATAATTTAAAATCTTATAATCTTGGTAATAATAATTTTCAATAAATTGTTTTTCTTTATTTGATAAATCAATTTTAAAATTGTGCCCTGCGTTAAGCGCTGTTACATCTTTTAACTGTAAATTAAAATTATCTTTAATCCATTCAAAAAAATTTTCTTTAAGACCATTTTCATAGTTATAAATTTTAATACTGTTATTTAAAAAATTTATCTGTGGAGTAAACCGATTAGCAAGATCATGAAATATAATGTTATTTAAGTACATATTCAAAGAAGACTGGCTTACTAAAATTTTATTTATGGTTTCTTCGTTAAATCTTGAATCATCTGATATACCACTTATGAATCTATCCAACGGGTTTCTAACTATAGTAAATTTTTGACATTCTAAAAAATTTAAAAAAATTTCATAATCAGGATAGCATAAATGCGCTGTTTCTTTATTATTCCATTGTAAATAATCTCCTAGCACAAAATCATAATTGTTTTGTGCAAACAATTCTTTTACGTGTTTTCCCCCTGTTCTTGGAATATGAACAAAGTAAATACTTTTATTGATAAGCATTACTCCAATATTAACTTTTTAATAGATAAAGATCCATCAATATTTTCTTCAAGTTCTGCCATAGATTTTATGCACTGATATTTTACATGTCCACCATGTTTTAGTTGACGTTTAGCTACACGTGCCCCTTTCAAACATTCAGACATTGAATTCTGAA